TCTTTATGTGTTTCATTCTCTACCTCTTCTGGTTTTTTATATAAATGTTTATTATTTGATTCAAAATCTTCCATTAATTTTCTAATTTTATGTAGAACATCTAATGTTTCAAAGACTTCAACTTTAGTTGTAACATCTTTTAAACGCTCATACGTTTTTCTTATAGATGTATCAATTGCTTTTTTTATATGTAAAGAAGTTATTCTTAACACATAATATTTATTAAACGGTTTATTATCATTCATTTTTTATCCTTATACTAATTGTATGCTGGGGCTTTTACACCCCAACATAAAAAATTTATTAATCAGTGAAAGGGCCAACGTAATCACCTTGAGTACTCATCGTAATAGTTGCCTGATTAGAATCAGTCAAGTTTGGAGATACTTCAAATGATGCAAATTGTCCTTTTACATAAAATGCTGCGTTATCGCCTGTTTCAGCGTTTTTAACATCTATCTGATAAACATATGTATTACCATCTTGCACAAGTGCTTGAATAGCACCATGCGATCCAGGTACATAGTTTACTGTAAATTCCATAGTCGGAGCATCAGATTGTCCTTGAATTTGAGAACTAACTGATTGACCATAACTTGGTACATTTACAATATTAGCAGGTTTTCCAAAAGATGGAAACTCTCTTACATTAGTAACCGCAGTTGAACCATTAAAGTCACCACCACTAGCAATAAATGCTTGGTGAGTTGTGTCATTAGTTGGTAACGTAAAGTTATTATCCGCTTTGAATTTCAGACTAGTGAAAATTCCAGCACCTATATTTGATATTAGAGCCATTGTATTTTTCCTTTATATTTTTAGGTTAAATTGAAATGAAATTGACAGTATAATTCACGTTGTATAAACCTGAATCTTTTGCGTCAATTCCGATGTTTGTTATAAAGCTATTAGTTGTTTGCAGATACCCAGAAATTTCTTTCCTATCTAACAAGCTTTTTAATATATCAGCAATTTCATAAGCACGTTTCATTCCTTGGCCTGCTGGCACAAAGATTTGACATACTACTTGTCCGTTAGCTGATACATCAGTATTAAAAGCAAGTTCGGATGAAAAAGGCAATACACTAACCCGCACCCATTCATCAGCGTTTAATTCGCCTTGATAGTTTGCAGGAAATGCTTTTATATTATGAGAAGTCCAAGTACTTGTAGTAAAAAGATTTTCTACAGAAGTCAATAATTGTGATATTGTTGCCATATTAAATCTCCCTTCCTACTTCAATACTTAGTAAGTAACCGTTATCTTCATATTTATTAATTGAATAAGTTTTACCGCCAAATATAACACTGTCATAATTGTCCAAAACTTTAGAATCAATATCAGTAGATTTTAACATTATATCCGCATTTAATCTTGGTTTATCATCATTAGTTTTATAACTTTTGCTGATAATACCTTTTACGGTAATTGGTGATGTGCTTGAACTATTTACAGTTTGTGTATTAAAATTATAACCAGTAACGGTTACATTTGTAAACTGTATATCTTCAGCTAAATCTCCAACTAAACTAAATGCATTAGTGATGTTGTTATTAATAAGTGTTCTATAACTCATTAAGCACCTCCACTAACTCGGACACCTCTGTTATCGGTTGTTGATTCTTCATTGTAATATTTACTTACCATAGTAATTACAGAATCTGGTAATTCTTTAAAATTATCAACTCCACTAGCAGTATCGAAGACAAGTCTTACGGCTCCTACTGTTAAGTCTTTAACTTTATTTTCACCAGATGCATTACTTTCAGCTGTTTTCATATTACTTATTAAATGAAGTGCCAACTCATAAGTTGCCTTTTTGATATCTTCTGGAATTGTACCATGAGAAGTAGTAGATCTATCATCTACTAAATCTGTATAGTAGCCTGACTTATTATCGTAATAAGTTATATCTCTTGGCCAAGATAAAGGATATGAGGCAGTAGGCGTAGCCGTTCCACCCCAATCCATATCATCGAGAATTCCAGTGGCTGTTACTAAAGCTTGTTCTACTAATGCATCTGAACTAAACCAGGTATCTGAATAAAGTCTATCATTAAAATAGTCATCAGATTCTTGTACAGTTACAAATGAATTAACTCCTTTTTGTAAAGCCATTATATTTCTCCGTATCTAATAGTTATAATAATTAACCGTGGAATATAGGGAATATACCCATTTGGTTAACATTAGTTGCATGAACTGTCCAATTAGAACCAGTAGCAAGATCAGAATTTGCAGGATATGCAGTTGCTGATCCAGCCCATGAGAAACCTTTTGGATGCATAATATTACCCCATCTTGAGATAATAGTTACTAGTCCACCACCGTTTCCAGCTAATTCATCTCTTTCAAGAGCAGTTGGATTCGTTTGTGCAATTTCAGAATAATGCACAGCAGAAGCTTTTGCTAAGTAAGAAACTTTTAAACCAGATGGTAAGTTTGCAGTTAATGCTTGGTTGTTAACAATAAGTCTAATTTTTCCACCAAGAATAGTATTGAAATTAAAGTTACCATCAACAACTGGAGCAACGTCAAGAACGTTTTGTTTTCTCATAGTGTTGTAAGTAGCAGTATCAATTACTAAGTAGTAGAAAGGCTCTTCGAATTCACCTTTAACAGCAGTAATGCCGTCTAAAAGTACATCAAAAAATGCAGATCTTTTATTTGCATTAGTCTCTAAAGAGAATAAAGCATTTGGATTTGAGCTAGAATCTGAACCAGTGTAGTAACCAAACGTGTTTACAGTTGCCGCAGCATCAGAAGCACCAATAGTAGTTGAACCAAAGATTTTATCAGCAACACCATTCATGATTGATCTTAATTGTAGATCTTCTCTTCTTGCTCTTACGCCAGCAAATTGACCGCCTAAGTAAGATAGCCCATCTACTTTAGAAATAAGTTTTTGAACTGATAATTCTTCAGCAGCAATATGATCTATATTTTTGATATAGATTGCAGATTTGTTTGATACACCCATAGTGTTTAAGTTTTTGTCTGATGCAGTTTCATTTTGTTTATTGAAACCTGTAGGATCAGAAAAATCTAACCATCTTAATGTACCTGTGTAGTTTTCTCCTGAGTCAGTGATTCTTGCGTCAGAACCAACTAAAGCAGTAGAAGTTAATAACGCTGCGTCTGCTCTATCTGCTTGTGCATAAGCAGAAATAGCTTTAGCTATGTTATTAAAGTTTGAACTTGTTACAGCCATTGTATTTTCCTTTTATTATTTATGTAACATAATTGTTACGGTTATTATTATAAAAGATTTGATCTATTCAGACCATTCACCGTCAACTTTAATGTTACCTTTTTCAATATTTGAAAGCAGTTCATCAGTTGACATCTCTTTTATAGATTTGACAGGATTGTTTCCTGATGCAGGTTTAGCTGGATTTATTCCAGTTCCTGCGTTTGCTTTTACAGAAAATAAAAATGCATTATTATCGTCTTTAGCATATGATGACACGGCATCTTCAATACTTAATCCAGTTTCATGCACCCAATTTCCTGAAGCGTCTTTCTTTAAACTTCCTACAATATCTGAATAAGCCATTTTAGCTGCTTTATCAGATTTGAAGTTTAAAGAGTTAAGTTGAGTTCGCACAGCGTTATCTCTACTCAATTCTGTATTTTTTTGTTCATAAGTTTCAAGTTTAGTAGTTAATTCATTTAATTTCATTTGCATAACTTCTGAATGTTTACCTTGTTTTTCTAAGGCTTCTATTTCAGCTTTTTGTTTATCGGCTTTAGCTTGTTCAACTTGTGCCAATGCAGCATCTCGTTCTGAGTATGCAGAATCTAAATTAACTTTTATATTTTTAATTGCTTTAGAAACCTCAGCATCTACAAGAGATTTAATATCTACTTGTTCTGTTTTAGTTTCTTCTTGTTTTGTTTCTTGAACTTGTGTTTCTTCACTCATTTTTTTCTCCTTGGGACACGGCCCTTGTTATATTTATTAATGAACTTATACTTATAAACAAAATATAAATTCTGTTATATAGATTATATCCAGGCATCTTTTGCAAGAGGCTTAGCTATTAATTTTTCATTGTTGTAAATAGCGTTACAGATATTTTCTATTGCTTCATTTGGATTTCTAGTTTGTGTTTCAGGAACTTCTTCTTTAAAAACTTCCTTATACAAATCATAAAAACCTTTATTAGATTTAACTTCTAATAATTTTTGTCGTCTTTCTTTTTCTGTTAATATCATTTCCTTAACCTTATAATTTTTCTAGTTCTAAAAGTCTTTTTTCAAACTCTTTAACTGTGTTTGGTATTATAGTCTTAACTAAATCATAAGCCTTTTTATCGTGCATAGTTGCAAATAAATTAGCAAATATTTCTTTTTCTACAGCACCAGATCTTCTCCAATAACTAATACTGTGACCATACATATTATAATCTCTTCTAAAAGATCCTCTAGCTAAAGCATCTACAATATCAGATACTTCACCAAAACCGTTACCTTTTAAATCTGTTACATTTATTTTAGCAATAAGCCTTGTCTTATCATATTTACTGTATATGTTAACAGACTTTTGACTAGACAATCTTCTAAGAATTTTATCAAGTGCAGCAGATTTACTACTACCAAAAAATAATTTTCTATCCTTAATAACAGCATCTTTAAAAGCTTGATTAGTTTCAGACCAAGATGAAAATATATTATTATTAGACACATAATCAATATGATGACCATATTCATGACTTATTACATAACTCTTAACAGATTTTTTAGAGTACTTACTACCGTCTTTAGCGTCTAATTCTGCTTGTAGTTTTTTACTTTCAGCATAATAAACACCTCTTTTAGTGTTTTTAATAATTTTTGGTTTTTCTAATTTATTAACAATAATTTTTTGTTGATCAGTAAGTTGTGAGTTAAAGTCATCATCATATCTTTGTCTTAATT